CAGCGACTCGCCTCATGCCGGCTAAGTGGATTACCGAACTGGTCGAGCGTGACTTAAAGAAGGGTACGCGCTACTGGTCGGTGGAAGGACGCCTTTGGTCGGCGGAGAACCCAGACTCATACGCCGGTGTCCACAACTACGACGGCGTGATGGTGATCTTTGATGAGGCGTCTGGTATTGATGACGCTATCTGGGCAGTGACCTCTGGATTCTTTACCGAAAACACCCCGAATCGATTCTGGATGGCGTTTTCTAACCCCCGTCGCAATACTGGTTATTTCTTTGAGTGCTTTAACTCCAAGCGGGACTTTTGGACAACTAAGATCGTGGACGCACGAACGGTTGAGGGTACGGATAAAGCGGTATATCAGCAGATCATAGATGAGTACGGTGCGGACTCAAGCCAGGCGGCAGTCGAAGTCTATGGTTCGTTCCCCGCTGCGGGAGATGACCAATTCATATCTTCTTTAATAGTGGATGACGCTATGAAACGCCCCCGCTACAAAGACGACTCCGCCCCCATTATTGTGGGCGTTGACCCTGCGCGGTTTGGGTCGGACTCCACGGTCATTGCCGTGCGCCAAGGGCGAGACATTATTGCCATCAAACGCTTCAAGGGTGATGACACGATGACGGTGGTGGGTCATGTGATTGAAACAATTGAGGAATATAAGCCAGCGATGGTGGTGATTGACGAGGGTGGTGTGGGCGGGGGTGTGGTTGATCGGCTAAAAGAGCAGCGTTACAAGATTCGGGGCGTAAATTTTGGAAATAAGTCCAAGAATCCGTTGATGTATGGCAATATGAGGGCGCAGATGTGGGGTGAAATGCGTCAATGGTTAAAAACTGCGTCGATTCCTAGTGACAGAGTGCTTAAAACTGATTTAATATCACCTATAATGAAGCCGGACTCCAAGGGTACGATTTTCTTAGAGTCAAAAAAGGATATGCGAGCACGGGGTCTAGCATCACCGGATGCCGCAGATGCAATCTGTGTGACCTTTGCATTTCCTGTGGCGCATAGAGAGTATATAGAGCCTAAGCGTAGGAATTATGCGCCTCAGGGCATGGCAACTAGTTGGATGGGATCGTAATGGCGAAAAAATCCGTGTCATTATCAGTTGGTCGAGGCGAGAAGCTACCCGCAAAGCAGGGGGCTGGCCTGACCGCCAAAGGTCGTGAGAAATACAATGCGGCAACAGGATCAAATTTAAAAGCACCAGCACCAAACCCAAAGACTAAGGCTGATGCGGGACGCAAAGCGTCCTTTTGTGCAAGAATGGGCGCGGTTGCTGCCAATGCTAAGGACGGCGAACGTGCGAAGGCTTCTTTAAAACGGTGGAAATGTTAAATGGCTACTAAACCTGGACTGTACGCAAATATTCACGCCAAAAGAGAGCGCATTGCCGCTGGTTCTGGCGAAAAGATGAACAAAGTTGGTAGCAAAAACGCCCCGACTGCCAAAGATTTTAAAGAATCAGCTAAGACGGCTAAGAAGAAATGATCCGACTATTAAACGATAACATCGCGGTCAAGCCTGACCCGTTCGTGCAGTCTGGCTTGATTATTATGCCTGAAGAAGATATGCGCACGGGAGTCGTGGTCGCTGTCGGTCCAGGTAAGAAAGGCTCACGCCGACCACTTATGGTATCGGTCGGTGATCATATCATGTATAGTGGCACAATTGATCAAGAGTATGATGGTCTGCTTGTGATGAAAGACAAAGACGTAATAGGCACTGTATGAAAGAAAAAGACATCATCTCGATTGCCAAAAGCCGCTTTACTATGGCTGTATCAGCATATTCTGAGAGTCGAGAGGATGAATTAGACGATCTGCGCTTTTATGCCGGAAGTCCAGACAATCAGTGGCAATGGCCTGCCGATGTACTCGCTACGCGTGGCTCAGTTCAAGGTCAAACCATCAACGCACGTCCCTGCCTCACCATCAACAAACTCCCCCAGCACGTTAGACAAGTCACCAACGATCAGCGCCAAAATCGACCAAGTGGGAAAGTGATTCCCGTGGACGACAAGGCGGATGTTGAGGTCGCTGAGATATTTGACGGGCTAGTGCGTCACATTGAGTACATCTCTGATGCGGATGTGGCGTATGACACAGCGTGTGAGAATCAAGTGGCGTATGGAGAGGGCTATATCCGCTTGCTGACCGAGTATTGCGACGATAACAGCTTTAACCAAGACATTAAGATTGGTCGGATTCGTAACAGCTTTAGCGTGTACATGGACCCCACCATCCAAGACCCTTGTGGCTCGGATGCGCAGTGGTGTTTCATTACCGAGGACTTGACCAAAGAAGAGTACGAGCGTCAGTTCCCTGATGCGCAGCCCATTTCTTCAATGATGGCACAAGGTGTTGGCGATGCCTCTATCTCGCAGTGGGTGAGCGAGAACACGGTGCGTATTGCTGAGTACTTCTACATTGAGCATCAGAAGGCGACACTTAACCTGTACTACGGCAACGTGAGTGCCATGAAAGGCTCGGTTGAAGATCAAGACATGACAATGCGTGGCATGAAGCCAATCCGCAGCCGTGTGGTGGACGTAAAGAAGGTTAAGTGGTGCAAAATTAACGGTTTTGAGGTGCTTGAGTCGCAAGATTGGGCGGGTTCAAGTATTCCTGTGGTGCGTGTGGTTGGTAACGAATTTGAGGTGGATGGTCGTATTTATGTATCCGGTATTGTGCGTAACGCCAAGGATGCACAGCGGATGTACAATTACTGGACTAGCCAAGAGGCTGAGATGCTCGCCTTGGCACCTAAAGCCCCCTTTATTGGCTACGGTGGTCAGTTTGAAGGCTATGAGATGCAGTGGAAAACTGCCAACACCACCAACTGGCCTTATCTAGAAGTGAACCCTGATGTAACCGACGGTGCGGGTAGTGTTCTACCCCTGCCACAACGTGCGCCCCCACCACTGCCTCAAACTGGCTTGATTCAAGCCAAAATGGGCGCTAGCGACGATATTAAGGGCACGACTGGGCAGTATGACTCTAGTCTTGGTCAAACGTCTAACGAGCGTTCTGGTAAGGCAATCTTAGCGCGTGAGCGTCAGGCAGATGTCGGCACATACCACTATGTGGATAACTTGGCTCGCGCTGTGCGCTATATCACACGTCAGATTGTGGACTTGATCCCTAAAATTTACGATACTGAGCGCATTGCGCGAATCGTGGGTGAAGATGGCGAGACAAGCACGATTAAGGTAAACCCTAATCAGCCCATGCCTGTCAATAAGATCATGGATCAGCAAGGCATTGTGCTTGAGAAGATTTATAATTTGAGTGTGGGTCGCTACGACGTTTGCGTGACAACTGGTCCAAGCTACATGACTAAGCGTCAGGAAGCTCTGGAAGCGATGGCGCAACTTCTGCAAGGCAACCCACAGTTGTGGGCAGTGGCTGGCGACTTGTTTATTAAGAACATGGATTGGCCTGGTGCTCAGGAGATGTCCAAACGCTTTGCCAAGACCATTGATCCTAAGATCATGGAAGGTGGCGATGATTCGCCTGAGATGCAAGCTGCCAAGATGCAGATGGATGCCATGAACCAAGAAATGGAACAGATGATGCAGATGTTGCAAAACATTGGCAAATCTGTTGAGGTTCAAGAGCAGCAACGTGCTGATTTTGAGGCGCAGATCAAGGCGTTTGATGCAGAGACTAAGCGTATCTCTGCGGTGCAGGCTGGCATGACGTTCGAGCAAATACAAGACATTATCCGTGGCACGATTGCCGCAGCCATTGATACGGGTGATTTGATTGGTGGTGCACCGCAGCGTGAGGAGTTCCAGATGCCTATGGAGCAGCCTCCAATGCCTGAACAGGGCATGATGCCACCCGAACAGGGCATGATGCCCCCACCTGAACAAATGCCGATGCAACAAATGCCGATGGAGCCACAACAATGAAAGCCTGTGATTTTGTAGGTATGCTGTTTCTAGCACGGGATGTCACACATTCTGTGCATTTGAACACTCGCAGTTATTCCAAGCACAAAGCACTGCAAAAGTTTTATGAGAACATTATTGAACGTGCAGACGCATTTGCTGAAGCCTATCAGGGCAGAAGTGGCTTGATGGGTCCAATCTCTTTAAGTTCTGCTAAAAAGACTACAAATGTAGTTGAGTTTTTAGAAGGTCAACTAGAGGATATTGAGTCTAATCGGTATAAAATCTGCGATAAAGACGACTCTACAATGCAGCAACTGATAGATAATATTATTGAGTTGTATTTGACAACTCTTTACCGATTAAAATTTTTAGCCTAGGAAATAATAATGCAACTTCTTAAGCCATTGGCACAAGCTAACTTTCCTGGCGCAACCGTTGCGTACACAGGTACAGCGGGCAATACAACTACTTGGTCGTCCGGTCCACAGGGCGTAATCGTGTGGTCAACCACCGATGCTTATATTCAGATTGGCGAGAATGCTGTGGCAACCACAGCTAGTACCCCCATTCCTGCAAATACAATCGTTCATTTTGCGGTTCCGCAAGGTACGGGCGGTCTGTGGCGAGTCAGTGCTATTCAAGTATCTGCTGGTGGTTCGGTATACGCCAAGCCGATCAATAAGGAATAAATATGCCAGTTTCCCTTTCTCCAGTAGGCGGTGCAGCGGGTCAGTTTCTTGACAGTAACGGTAACCCGTTGGCTGGTGGAAAGCTGTACACATACGCAGCAGGCACGACTACGCCACAAACCACTTACACCTCATACACAGGTGCAACTGCTAACCCAAATCCAATTATCCTAAACTCAGGTGGGCGTGTGCCTTCTGAGATTTGGCTGACCAATGGTGTGAGCTACAAGTTCTCGCTATTCTCAGCCCTTGATAATTTGATTGGCACTTGGGACAATGTTGACGGTATTAACGATTTATCTTCGGCGACTATTGCCTTTACTGGTTTTAAAGGGCAAGCAGGGTTTGTTGAAGATTTAGCCGACAATGATGGTTCGGATTGGATTGGCTATCAGCCTGTATCGCCTGGCGTTGCCAGATCAGCGCAAGACAAGATGCGTGACACGGTAAGCGTTAAAGACTTTGGCGCTGTGGGTGATGGCGTTGCAAACGATACGGCTGCCATTCAAGCTGCTATTAATTATGCAGGGTCTACTGGTGGCGGTACTGTTTATTTTCCAGCAGGCGATTATAAAATCAGCAGCACCTTAACTATTACAGCAAACAATGTGTATTTAAGAGGTGCTGGACGTGACGCTTCTACTATTGTCCCCGTAGCAATGTCTACAGATCACGTTTATTTTAACGCTGTGTCTCAAGGTGGGTTTTCAGATTTATCTATTATTCCTAGCGCTGCGCAAACGGGTTCTACCGCTGCAATTCGAGCGTACAATTGCCATAATGTTGTGCTAGATAACTTTTTAATATTTGGCAACTGCCAAACTGGTGTTCTTTCTGACGGTGGCGCAGCGCAATTTTTAGCAACCATTTCAAATTTTGAAATTAGTGATTGCGCATTTTTTGGCATACAAGTTGGCAGCACTGCTTATCAAGCGCAAGATACTGTCATATACAACGGAATTGTATCAAACTGTTTTAACGGAATTACATTAATTAATTGTAGCGGTACATACGTTTCAGACATTGATGTTATTTCTTGCTCAGGCGCTGCAATTAGCACTTTTCCTCCAGCAACAAAACAAGTTTCGGCAGCGTTTTTTACGGCTGTTTTAGCTGATACAACTACAGCAGGATCAGGGTTTGCTTTCTTGGATAATGGCGGAAAAGTTACTGATATTAACCTTGTCAATTGTTGGGCTGCAACTTGCGACGAAAACGGAATAATTTTTGGCGGTAATTGTGACGGTATTCTTGTTAGCGGTTCACGCTTTATTAACAACAAGCAACACGGAATCTACATACAGGGCGGTAAAAACTACACCATTACCGGATGTCAAATTGGTATGAACAGTATTGATGGTTCTGGCTTGTATGACGGAATATCTATTGCTTCAAACATTCAACATTTCACTATTAATTCTAATTTTATTGGTGGACCATTAGGCAACATTGGTGGATTAATACCTAACTATCAGCGTTACGGAATATTTATTAATTCAGGTTCGTCAAACTTTTATAATATTATTGGCAATGATATTGTAGGTAACGTCACAGGCTCTATTTCAGACGGTGGCTCTGGGTCGTCAAGGCATATTTATGGCAACTTAGGCTACGCAACAATTAATTCTGGTTCTGCCACTATT